CTAGGATTACATACATACTATCGAGCCCCTCTGAATTTGGCGTGAGCCAAATGTTTATCCTGCTCTCGCAGGCAACCACCTCCAGCGTAACCTGTTACGGAAACGTTTAGGAGAACTCTCGAGATTTCTCTTATCTTGAAACGGCGGGTTTATCACAGCCCACCAGTCGTTCGTACCAATAGAACGACCTTCAAGATGACTTAGAGATTTCAAGAGAGCAGGTCTGTCGTTTAGACTGTCATCGACGCGAGCGCCTTTGACAGTTAAGGCTCGGAAAACGAGCTGTTGTGACTTCCTGTCCCACTTCTGTGCGACAGTAGCATCAACACGACTGACCCAGACCAGGCCACCCGACTTAACAGAGCCGACAGGTAGAGCACCAACAGATGCTTCTACATATCGGGATATTAAGTTGGAAACCGAATAAAGTCCTCTCATCCAACTTGCGTTGGATAAGGCGACTAAATGCGGGATAAGGTCTGATTTGCCCAGGAGGAGACCTGGTAACGACTTCACATAGAGGGGAGTAACATCCTGTCCATGGAAGGCGTCAACCCCACATGATTCTCTAAAGAATCCTGTGGAAAAGGACTTTTTATGATTGATCTTTAAACCATAAAAAGTCAACCAGGTGTCTAAACTGGCGACGTACTCAGAAGGTATGGTTATATCATCGCCATAGACTCTGAGTACTCTGCTGGCACGCATAACATTTCCTAAGGTGGGCCGAAGCCGGTCCTTAGACAGAATGCTGCATATCGCTAAGCAGGCGAATGCAACAGACTGTACGGGAAATGTCGTTGCGTTACCCATACCGGCATACTTGCGGAGCTTGTGAACAGATTTTTCAATCTGAACATAACTCGATCGTGTACGTTCGAGATCCTCAATGAAGAGGGTCTTACTAGCGAAGATCTTCTTTACGAGTTGTAAAGATAATCTATCACTAGCAGCCGAAAGGTCAATCGTAGCGATCTTGCCGGTACGGGATCCTTCCAAGCACGCAATTTGATTGCGTGACTGGTCGGACAAAGCTAAGCAACCACGTAATATAGAGCAACGTGATATAGAATCACGCAGCACTGTATTCAAACCTTGTTGAAAAAACTGTTTCAACACGGGTTCCATGGTAATGGTCCTTCGAGCAACTGAGCTCTTGGGAACACTGATAAGCTTAGCAATGCCAGCAGGGGCGTCATAGAGACCATCTACGTCTTCGGTTAGCATCTTACTACAACGATGCTGGTCACTGACACTATCAAAAATGAAAGTGTCAAAACCGAATGACGTAGCGTAACTGGCATATTTTACCATGTCAGATACTACACCTTGCCACTTCTGGTTCGGTGAATGGGACTCTGCGACGCTACCAGGGCCGTGTTTCGCTTTGAGTAGTCTAGGATCATAGTTGAATAGATCCGAGAGTATCATTGTCGAAACAGGAGTAAGATAGAAGTCCTTCTCGATCGAATCAATCGAATCAGGAAGAGCATTATCGCACTCCATAAACTCATTCACGACTTTCTTGTGAAGTAAGTCCTCACGAGAATCGTCATAGATGAGTTTCTTAAACATCCGTGTTATCTCTCTATATAACTTTATAGAGTGAATACTAGGATTGTCTAAGAGCAGCCCTGTTTGACTATCAAACACAGCACAGAGCAAACCCGAGAGAAATTTTGGGATCGCTCCCCTTCTGGATTTAGAAAACCCAGTCGGGCAGGTGTACTTACCATCCGCTAACCCTCTATCGAGGGCATCGCACAAGGTAGGAAGGGCTATGGCGAAGAAACCATAGCCTTCGTGTTTGAAACGTACCTCAGCAGTAAGAAGATCTCTGCTGAGGCCTTTGACGCCAGGCTCAAGTCTTTCCACGTCGTGGAAGAGACTAGAGAGGAGTTCTACTGGACTTTTCATGATGCCTCCATGAGGTCGTCATTCCAGTCCACGCTAGACCCTATCTAAGACTCTTTTCGACACTAGAGACTATAGCTGGAATCTTCGAATCAACGGTTTCAGGTCCATAAAGTATGGCGCTGAGAAGGCTGATCAGGAGCGCAGCGATAGAAACCCAAGAAGGTTTACTATTGCGAGTGCTCATGAGTTTAGCTTTCAAAACCGATGATACGATCGACTCCGGCATCAGCCGACGCGATTGAATCCAGCAGAACGTTGTACAGAGCCACCATATCGGTGTCTGTAAAACCAAAAGCTGGCTTAGCGAAAGAGACTGACACCGACGCAGACTGCGGCGAGGTCAGATCGTTATACGGGTTAGCAGCATCGACCGTCTTAGTCACTTTGACATAATGACGATCGCCCTGCTTGCTCGTAGAATGATTAATGACGAGGGCATAGCCCTCGGCACCATCACGACGCTCAGACCCATATCCATCAGTCCTGATCATTGCAAATGACAGGGCCGGGGACGGGGCATTCGCGGCGACTTCGATTGGGTCAGTAAGCATGGAGACTCCTTAGTTGGTTGCGGACGCATCACTGCGTTCGTGATTAACTAGGTGAACTTCGTGAGAAGTGCACCTAGCGTAAGCTTCTGTTCCTCGGATAGCAAACCCTGCTTATCCAGAACAGACTTGACGCTAGGCAGTTCATCTATGGAAAATCTAGTTCGATATTTCATAGAGCCGGAGGTGTCGTACGGTATGTCTACCGGATCGAGCTTTGTCTCCGATATCAAGTGTCCGAAACGATTGTAACGGGCTTGATAGTTCTGCCATATGCGGACTTTACCACGGATGCGGAACTTACTGCTAACTAGTGCAGTAATGAACCCAACGTTGACTAGAGTTTCGTCGAGAGCAACGGTCTCAACAAGGTTGAGATATTTGCTAACGCCGGAAAACCAGTCACCTAACCAAGTCCACGGGACCAAATTGTACAGGTCCACGAGGCGAGGGTTAAGCCCTATCATATCTCTGTATGTCGAATCAGAGAATTTAGGGACTGCCAATCTAGGGAAGTCAACTATTCCGTTGACTACACACCTGATTTCACCTTCGGGATCAAAGTCATAGATCTCGTCGATGACGTCATAGTATGTCTGGACTGGTACGCGGTAAGACCACCAAGGTGCCAATTGACTCAATTGAGAAGGCCCTTTATAAGCCTTCTTAAATCTCTGGGAGGTTACCTTCGAATTCTTTTCGAGAAGATAGTTAAATCTTTTCGAAACTTTCTCAGGTAACTTGGCCAAAGACTTAAAGGTCTGCTCGATAGATTCATAACCGAACTCATTGTTTAGATAGGTATCAGCTGATACTTTATCTACTCTCTGGAGCCCGGTCTTTGAATTACGAGTAAGACCTCGTAGAAAATCGGCAGTAGCGAAGGTTTTTCTTATCATCATTGGCAAATCTTTCAACTCGCCAATCTGATAGAACGCATTGAACAGCCGGAAAGACGATAGACATGGAGGCAGTACATCTTCAAGATGTGATGCACACCACTCTCTAACGTAATTTTCCTGAAATTCCATGCGCCCATCGTTACCAACGTTATCTACGAAGAGCACGACTGGAGCATCACCATAATAGCTAAACACAGTAGTAATCACGTACCGAACGTATCGGCCGCCGAGTTGCTCGTGTGTTTCGTCTTTTATGGTGGTGAAAGTGCTAGTAGGTGGAGCGGTCCAGTTCATTTCGTGCGGTTCTGATGCACGATATTCACTGTAGCGACACCCCTTAGCCCGAAGACGATCAGTAGAGTCTTCGGAAAACGTTGTGCGCGTGCCATTAGCACCGGAGATCTCTTCCGAGATATCTTCGGGGCCTTGGACAGCAGCTTGATATTCTGCGACAATAGTCGTAGAATTATCAGGATTGACGACGTAATTAGCGTAAATCTCAGTATTAACGATGGCGGTAAAGCCACCGTAAACGCTGTGAGTACCTCTAATACGACGTCGACGAACAACGTCAACTTGTTGACCACCGACTCGGAACTTAGCTAAAGGATCGAAAGCAGCTGCTATCGAGCCCATTCGCTCAGGACCGAAGATGTTCATCAACAGGTTTACTTCCCAGTCGTCTGACAAACTCCAGAGTTTCTTAGCCGCATTCGTATAAGCACCTCTTAGGTGTTTACCCTCCCGGGCCCCTACTGGGGGACCGGAACGGCTACCAGAGAAAGCAGCGTTGGTACGTTGCTGATCTAGGGTAGGATGCGATTGCGGCATGGAGTTTGATCCTTTCTGGCGTCAAGGTAAGGTAGTTAGACGGCTCACGCCGTCGGGAGGTCCACTAGG